GTAATTTTGAACATTCTGTAGTAGAGGTTACCAGTTGAGTGCGAAGTAGTTGCATTAGTTGCATCGCGTGGTCCACCAGCAAATGGGTTGTTTACCATACCATAACGGGTTTTGAAACCGATTTTTGGTTGGAATGTGTTCTCACCAACGGCGCGAACCATCTGCATTGGAACGTATGGGCAGTAGAACCTACCAGCGTCATAAGCAGAAGTACCTTTATAACCAACCATACAGAAATCATGTGCGCCTGCGGCATCAAAATATGGATCGATATATACTTTGAAACGTCCGTTAAGAACACCAGCAAATGTACTACCTGTATCATCCGAAGAAATACCATTGTTACTCATTTGTGGGTTATAATCAAGAACACCTGTCATTGCCAGAGCGGAAGCAACATCAGCAGAACATACTACCATGTTACCTTTACCACGGCGGGTTAGTTTAGCAATAACATTAGCTTCTTTTTCAATCTGCATCATCAGACCTTTAAACTTCTCTACCTTCCAACGTCCATCAGCGTCAGCAGTAAGGTCGAAAACACCTTTGTTATTGGTTTGTGCGCCACAACCCAATCTTGCGTTGTCATACAGACCGCGAAGAACTTCACGGTTAATTTCTGCATTGATTTCTGTCGAAAGAATGGTTGACAGTTCTGACTCTGCGTCAAGACCGTGTACGGCTTTCAAGTCTTGCGACAATTCAGTTGTGTACTCTGCCTTGAGTGCGCGAGTTTGAGCAGTAACAGATGAGCGTTCGATTGAGAATGCCATTTGGTTAAAGTGACCATTAGCAGTCATACTGTCTGCAACACCTTGACCAAGAGCTTCACCCTCAGCAGTCGAGCCTGGAGCACCAGTTGTATAACCAGCTTCACTTTCTGCCAGATCGTCATTGTTGGCATGAGTCGAACCTGCGAATGGGTCAGTACCAGTATGAGCAACCGAACCGGCGTCTGTTTTACCAGAAAATGCAGAGTTCGCTTCGTCATGCAGAGCTTCTGCATCACTACCAGCTTGACCGTTATAACGCGAGCGCATTGCAAAGATAAGACCGGTTGGTCCTGTCATTGGTTGCACACCAAGAATATCAAACGCCATCAGGTTTGGCATTGTCCGGCGAATCATAGAAATCATCACTGGGTCTGCATATCTTAGATTGCCAGCATCAGCACCAGTAGGTGCGATGTTTGCAGGTGCTTCGGTGAGCATTGTAGAATTACCAAGAGCATTTTCTTTGCGAATGGCTTGTTCTGTATTTTCCAAAAGAATAGCAGTTACATTTTTTCTGTAATTGTCTGCGATTGGAGTTTGGTCTTCGTGATCGAGTACTGGAGCCCACTTTTCTTTCAGGCCCTGTACATAATTTTCATTTAAATCGTGCATGTTTTTATCTCCTTAGTAGATTTTATATGTTATCATTTATTATTTATAAAAATTTAATCTTTAGGTTTATTCAAAGCGTGTGCGTACACATCCATGATATTCCTAGGCGATTGAACTTTATTTTCCTCTTGAACCACTGGCGAATCTTCTACCGAAGTTTCTAATGCACTTTCATCAAGAATACCGCTTTCAACGCTTGTCTCAGACGGAAAATAATTATCTTTAATCAATGTGATTTTTTTAGTCATATCATCAGTGTTATCGAATTCAACATTTTCACTCAAATTTCTAATTTTATCAACTTGGGTGTCTGTGAGTCCTTCAGTAACATTCATTAATACGATGTCTTTTTCCAATTCAACCAATCTTTTGTTCAGTTGAATATTCTTTTCAAATTGCTCATTCAACTCAGATTCTTTCGAATCGAGAGTTTCAAGAGCTTCACTATACAGGTCTAGTTTCTCTTCTGGGAGTTCGATATAGTTTTCTTCGAAAACACCTTTGATACCAGACATGAAATTTTCCATAATCTCCATTTTGAGACCACTTTCGATTGCGAGTTTATTTTCTGTGATATATTCACTCGCAACATAGGAAAGATACTCATCAACTTTTTC